CGGGAGCAATGACAGGTGCGTTTGCGGTATGGATGGGACATGAAAAATGAAATATAATAAAGATGATTTTATTAACAAACTAATTAAACATGAAGGTTTACGTCTTCAAGTGTATAAAGACACGCTAGGAATTGATACCGTTGGTATTGGCAGAAACCTAGAAGACCGTGGCATTACGGATGAGGAACTAGAGTGGATGGATATTCCTAATGTGGATACAATCTACGAACACGGTATCTCTGAAGCTGATGCCATGTATCTAGCAGGGAATGACGTACAGATTGTTGAGGAAGAACTTGTTCGGGCGCACCCTTGCGTTAACAAGCTAGACGCTGTACGTCAACTTGTAGTCATGGATATGGCATTTAATATGGGTGTACCTAGACTTTGTAAATTTAAAAAAATGTGGGCGGCTATTGAAAGTGATGATTATCCTACTGCAGCAAAAGAAATGCTTGACAGCAGGTGGGCAATTCAGGTAAAATCACGTAGTACAAAGTTAGCCCATGCCATGCATCATGGAGAGTTTAGTGGCTAGACAACTAACAGCAAAACAACAAGTGTTTTTAAATGCGCTCTTTGATGAAGCAGGAGGTAGTGTAGTCTTAGCTAAAAAGATTGCAGGATATTCTGATAGCACTTCTACATCTGAAATTGTCAAAGGATTGAAAGAAGAAATACTAGAAGCCACACAGCTATACATGGCACGTAATGCGCCACAGGCTGCAGTTGCTATGGCAGGTGCTTTGATGGACCCGACTGAACTTGGCATTCGTGATAAGATGGTTGCCGCTAAAGAACTACTTGACCGCACAGGTCTAGTGAAGACAGAGAAGATGCAGGTAGAAGCAAGCGGCGGTGTTATGCTTATGCCACCCAAAGCTGTTGTGGAAGAGGACGAGTAATGGCTGGAAGAAATGACACTAATAAAAGAAAAGCTAGAGATGCTGTAATTATGGGCGGCACTATGCTAGGTGGTGCGGCTGCAGCTACATATTTAGGTACGGCAGACGAAAGAAAGTCTACAGCAATCAAAAAGAAAATACGTAAAAGAAGAGAAAAAGAAAGTAACGCTAGAAAAACAAAAACTGCAAACATGAAAACACAATTAGCACAACAAAACATAAAAAATTTAGAAAGTATAAAAGAAAAAGATTTATCTGCAAAAGATAGAAAAATTAGAAGAGAACTAATTAACAGAGAAAAGGCAGCTATAAAAGGGTTGAAGCCACCTACTCTTGTTAAAACTGCAGCTAAACTTGGATTAAAGTCTATACCCGGTGTAGGCACTTTTCTTGCTTTGTTTGGTTCAACTCCTGCATACAGGCGTGGTGGAAATGTCAGCAAGAAGCATAGGTAAGTGGAAGCTACCACAGCCAACAGATATTAAAGATGAAAACGAATGGGTGCAGATACCTCGCATTGCAAGGACTGTACCTTTTGGCTACAAACAGAACGAACAAGACCCCGACATTCTTGACCCAATACCAACAGAGTTAGATTTACTTGAAAAGGCACGTAGCTATGTAAATCAATATAGTTATCGTGAAGTTGCTAACTGGCTTAGTGCTAATACTGGCAGATACATATCTCACGTAGGATTAAGGAAACGGTTACAGAATGAGCGACAGCGTAAGAACCAAGCTGCAAGCATCCGCAAATGGGCAGACTATGCGGAAAAGGCAATCGCCAAAGCGAAGGTACTCCAAGAAGAAAGAACAGGTGCAGTCAAAGCCGAAGGTTAAGATAGAAGAAGTAGCAGCTACGGAGTATGATACATCTGTAGAAGAACATGCTAATGTTTTATTTAAACCTAATCCGGGGCCACAGACAGAGTTCTTAGCTGCTAGTGAACGTGAAGTATTATATGGCGGTAGTGCGGGTGGCGGTAAAAGTTACGCCATGCTAGCAGACCCGCTCCGCTACATGGGGCATCCACAATTTAGTGGGTTGTTATTACGGCATACAACCGAAGAACTGCGAGAACTTATTTTTAAATCGCAGGAGTTGTACCCCAAAATCTGGCCCGGTATAAAGTGGTCAGAAAGAAAGATGCAGTGGACCGCGCCATCTGGCGCAAGATTGTGGATGTCTTATCTGGATAGAGATGAGGATGTCTTGCGATATCAGGGTCTAGCGTTTAGCTGGATAGGCTTTGACGAACTGACACAATGGGCCACACCGTATGCATGGGACTACATGCGAAGTCGTCTACGGTCTACTGCACCTGACTTGCCCATCTTTATGAGGGCGACCACAAACCCCGGAGGAAGAGGACATCAGTGGGTAAAAAAGATGTTCATTGACCCACATGCGTATAATAAACCGTTTGAAGCAACTAATATTGAAACCGGAGAAACCTTACGCTACCCTGCAGGACATTCAAAGGCTGGAAAGTCTCTTTTTAAACGAAGGTTTATACCCGCCCGACTCGCAGATAATCCGTTCCTTGCGGAAACAGGTGACTATGAGGCAATGCTCTTATCGTTACCGGAACAACAAAGAAGACAATTACTAGAGGGTGATTGGGACATAAAAGAAGGTGCAGCCTTTACAGAATTTAATCGTGATGTTCATGTTGTAGAACCTTTTCGTATACCAAATAACTGGGTAAAGTTTAGGGCATGTGACTATGGCTATGGAAGTTATTCTGGAGTTTTATGGTTTGCAGTTGCGCCTGACGAGCAACTTGTTATATATAGAGAACTTTATGTCAGCAAAATTCTTGCCACAGACTTGGCTGATATGATATTAGATTTGGAAGCAGAAGATGGAAATATTAAGTATGGTGTTTTGGATAGCAGTCTTTGGCACAAGCGTGGCGATACTGGTCCTTCTCTTGCGGAGCAAATGATTAGCAAAGGATGCCGTTGGCGTCCGTCAGATAGAAGTCGTGGAAGTCGTGTAGCTGGTAAAAATGAAATACACCGCCGCTTACAGATAGATGAGTTTACAGAGGAGCCTAGACTTGTATTCTTTAATAACTGCACAAATGTCATCAGTCAGTTACCAGCCCTCCCTCTGGACAAGAAAAATCCAGAAGACGTTGATACAAAAGCTGAAGACCACCTTTATGACGCCCTCCGGTACGGCATTATGTCCAGACCCCGGTTCTCTATTTTTGACTACGACCCGCAAGGTAGACCGTCATCAGGTATGCAAATAGCAGACAGTACGTTTGGATATTAGTATGAAAATAATTTGGTCATTAATGTTAACGGTATGTATGGATAGTCAATCTTGTATTAAACAAGATGTGCAATGGTTTGAAGAAAAGTATCAATGCGTAGCAATGAAAGCATTACACAAAGAATTGCCTATAGATGGTGATTGGAAAACTATAGACTATAAATGCATTATAGTTGGAGCGAAGGAAGTATAATGGCTGACGATGAAATAATGATTGAAGATGATGCGATTGCTCTTGAAGATACAGGAGATACTGTACAAGAAGACAATGAGGTATCTAATATTATTCCGTTTGTTTTAGAGCGGTATCAACGGGCAGAAGATTATCGTTATCAGGACGAAGAACGCTGGCTAAGAGCCTACCGTAATTATCGTGGTCTTTATGGGCCAGACGTTCAGTTTACTGAAGCTGAAAAGTCTCGCGTGTTTATTAAAGTAACAAAGACAAAAACACTGGCAGCATATGGTCAAATTGTTGACGTATTGTTTGCCGCCAATAAGTTTCCGTTGTCTGTTGACCCAACAGAACTTCCTGAAGGCGTAGTAGAAGACGTACACTTTGACCCGCAAGAACCAGAACAACTTCGTGGTGAAACCGCTTTATCTAGTCCTTATGGTTTTGCAGGAGATGGGGTAGAGTTTCCTGCAGGTGCTACAGCAAAAACTCTTGTAGAAAAGTTAGGTCCATTAGAGGATAAATTACAACCTGTAGAAGATAAATTAAAAGAAGGGCCGGGTAAAACTCCTACTGCTATTGAATTTAGTCCTGCAAAAATTGCAGCTAAAAAAATGGAAAAAAAGATACACGACCAGCTTGAAGAGTCGGGCGCAAGTAAAAGCCTTCGTAGCAGTGCC